CTCACTTTTACCTTAGCTAATACACAATCTTAAGGATTTATAGATCTAGTTATCTTTTTCTGAAAAGAGATAACGGTACTACCTATATAATTGTGATATCCATGTTGCCGTCCCACCTCATTTCGTTCCCCTTAAGTGCCATTTAATAGCCTTTAAAGGTGACGGTCTGATGTATTCTGACTTCACGAATGCTTCCTTAGGGTTCTCGATTTTGTCCTTAGCTCTCTTAACGATATCTAAGAATTCTTTAATTCTACAAACATCGTCTGTAGCCTTAAGTAATAAACCTAAAGATAAACCTTTAAGTTCCCGTCCCTTCATTCCTCAGAACGCTTCCATCATCCCCTCTAGTTTCATATAAACAGTGTCATATAAAACCAGATAGAACTCAGCAAGCATGTGTTCAGTCTCATTGAAAGTGGCATCTGTAGCCGGTTTAAAATTATAAACTTCTCCCCTTACAGCCTTACACTTGGACGGCATCGGAACATCTAATTGAGCAAGTATTTGATCAACTAAATCTTTCGTTTTCTTGGCGGTATTCCAACTACCAAGGAACAGTTCAAGGTCCCGAGCTATATCTATCTTTTTATACATAGTGTCTTGAAGGAAAGCTCTATCAATAAGAGTAGACTTTCTTCATACAAATTCTTTATTAAGAAGAAGATGAAAAAGAAGTTTCTCAAGATAGGCAAGTCCAACATTAGCTAGCACAGTCTTATAAAACCTTTCAGTAAGGTTCATAGGATTGTAGATTGCTTTGGTTAACTGCTCGAAAGACAATTTACCTGAATTAGTGAACATGGTTAGCAAAGCTAACACACTATAAGAGTAATTACCTATGTCTCACTCGTTTAGTCTCACCATGTTTCTAAGTCATCCACCTATTTGTTTATTTATATAACATTTATAATTCAACAAATAGTAGGCCGTGTTGACACGACCCATAAAAGTGTTTTGACTAACAAACATTTTTCAGGATAATGCAGATACATCGGTCCCATTATGACCCGTTACCTTCGCGAATTCGAAAGTATTGTTAACGGCACAGACACTTTTTGATAAGTTAATCTCTACTCCAATACTTTTCATAACTGAAAGATATTTCATAGCGACCTCTTTGTCAAAGATGTTTATGTCATCACCTAATAGTTCGTAACCAGTAAATCACTTGTTAAAGTAGATTAAACCGTGCACTTTACGTGCCGAATATTGAACTAATAAATGATGAGTCAGCGCCATCATCGGTCAAGATGATAACGCCCCCATAGGCTGTCCAACGCTATAATATAATATAGTCTGTTCAGCTTCTGGTCCTGGTAATATGTACGCTCTGTCTACCAATAGGTTTCTCCAACTCGCTGCAAATTCTTTACTAAATAAATGCTCAAGAACCGCAACTTGAAGAGAAATTGGTAGTCTGTCGGTAGCTGCTGATAAATCGTAACCATACGAACAACCAGAAACCTTTGACTTCTCAAAACATCTCTTAACAGATGCATGTTGATCATAAGTCCCATCGTTCGGTAAGGCGCGTAAGATTTTCCCAAGATGGTCATGCAACACTCTCATTGCTGATTGTGTCCACACGTCCACCATGGCAAACACTCTGACTTTACCTGCAGCCTCTTCTTTCTGGCTTAGCTGACCTCCTTGAATTTGGTTTCCCTCTTTCATGGAATGGAGAAAAGAATCTTTCGATCCCTTCCATGCAAACTCATCGTTGCATTCTATCCACTGCGCCACTTTCAATGTCTTTTCAAACATTGATCATAACTTGGTTTGCCCTGTTTCGATACAAACAGTCTTAAACTCTTCGACTAAGTGAATCTTGTTTAAAACAAGGGAATCACGAAGTCATCCGGTTCAAGAAACTGAAGAAGTTGACGAAGCTGTTTCTAAGAATTGAAACTTTCCTGTTGAATGAGGATAAAAATCACCAAAATACTTTGACAATCCTGCCAATATAATTGGCACGCTTGACGAAATCTTTAGTAATTCATCCTTATCTCCAGTGAAAGAGTCCGTTATTGTAGAAAGTTTTAATGTACCTGGGATCGCTATAATTCTATAGATAGAAAATATAGTTAATCACCAACGGATCAAGGAAGGCCGTCCTGAAAGGATAGCCCGCCGGTCCACCAGCGGAATAACCGCTGGTAAACCACATTTAGACAAACGACGTAACGGCAGGCTAGGATCCAAGTCTCTTAAAGACTCGATTCTTTCACCTGCAATTCTCTTTTGCACTGCTAATTGACATACTTTTAAGTATTTGACGACATATGTGGCTCCGTGATTCTTACGAATACGAAGTAACAATTGTCCAAACAATCTTAATTGTTTAAGGCGTCCTGAAAACTTCACTTTAGAAACGAAGACTGCAGAAGCAATTCTGTAGCCTAAACGTTTTAAAAGCGCTGGCAGCTCGAAAGAGTTTGCCAATGTGATCCTTGATTCCTGAGTATACTGTGGCATGAACGTTCGCTTAAGAGAGAAGAATTTAGTTTCTTTTTTCATAATTTATGTAAATAAACAGTTTTCCTTAACAGTTAAACTGGCAACCCGTTCTTGTAACAATCCTCTAGGTATCAAGTCCGCTGTTCCTTTCGGGACGGCAGACCATGAAGCCATCGGGAGCTCGAGCTCGAAGCCTCTCTGCGGGACCACCTTTTGAGTGGCCTCCCCGGAAAGAATCTTAAAAGCTCTTTTCCAATAAAGCATCTGTTCATCCACTTAGTCAAGCCCGTTAAAGGGAAGCTAAGTTTTCACAGAAGTCACTGTTAGAATTTCTAACACTGTCTATAGGGTCTAAAAAACCCGA